TGGAACCAAACGTAGACGATGCAGGCAATTTTCTTGAGCCTGCATTTGTGGTATATCCTTGGGATTACGAGAAGACAAATAGAACAATAGAATACAGTGCAGATGATATTGTATATTTCTACGATCCAGGACTGACTGGAAACATATTGGGGGAGTCAAGATACGAATCATTGACAAATACAAGTATACCGTCAGATTTGTATGCGGCGGTGTCGTATAGGAATTTATTTAAGAATGCTAATTCTCCCTACAATGGCGTATGGAATGTTGATGCTGGNGTTAATGATGAAGATTTTGACATGTTTGTTGAACTATTGGAGCAGCGTTACTCTGGTGTAGATAATTACGGAAGAAACCCCCTTGTTATTCGTGGTGGCGTAGAGTTTCAGCAAACAAAATCAAGAAGTGCTGAAGACGCCCCATATCTTGAAGGCAGAAATTATAACCAGAAAGAGATTAGTGCTGTATCCGGTGTAGACAGTAACAAGCTTGGTGTTACGGGCCAGGCGAACAAGGCAAACATGAGGGAGACGCGGCGTGAGTTTCATGAAAACACGATGCGTCCACTTTTTGAGTTTTTTGAGGAAGCAATATACTTGCAGGTAATAGTGCGGCTCCTGGGGATAAAGAATTGGAGAATTGTGTTCAATAGACCTGACTTTATGAATGCTTTGGAGCAGGCGACTATAGACATGCGGTATTTGCAGGGCGGCGTATACAATCCAAACGAAATTCGTTCTCAGCGTGGAGATCCGCCGAGGGACGGTGGAGACGAGTACAGAGACAGAAATGGTATTGTTGAAAGAAATCCACAGGACATGGGTGGCAATAACGGCAACGGCGAATCTGTCCCGCAGAGCCAGGGAAAACCAGAAAGGCCGCCTAGGGACGAAGAGAATCCAAAGTCATTGCTGGATTCAATGAATGAGTTGAAGGCGTGGAGGAAGCATGTTCTTCGGTCTATGGACAACAAGAGGGAGCAGAGGGAGTTTGTTGTAGACAGTATTCCTGTAGGGATAGCTGATGTTGTTAAGGAGTTGCTGGATTCTTGCAGCGGATTCGATGAAACAAAGAAGGTTTTTGCGTGTGCTGGGGAGGCGATTGAGACATATTTCATGGAGGAAGAGAATGGCGAATAGTGAAGTGGTGATGACGAATGTGAAAGAGTGGAAGTGCCCATCATGTGGAAGGGTACTTGGAAAGGTGATTTATGGGGAACTGCACACGAACCACAAGGTAAACACAAGCGGGGCAGATCTTGTTGTGTCGTGTGAGTGTGGGGCGTATAAGGTATGGTATACGCCAGTGGTGTTTTCGTCAGTAATGCGTACTCTTGGTAGAGAAATAGGAAGAAGCATAGCCGACGGAATGGGAAATGCTGCTGCAAGGTAACCTAAGTTTGACTTTATAGGCAACTTGTGGTATAATGGCTTTTATGGGGGAATATATGAATGTGAACAGTGGTACAATAATTGATGTGAGGGAAGCGGATATTGATAACGGGACGTATTTGGGCGAACTGGTGGAAGAACTTGGTAACGATGTAATCAGTACAGTGATTGGATTGTTCAGGGAAGAGGCGGTTGATTTTGGTGGCGGAATAGTTGATATTCCGGTATCTGCTGTTATGGATAGATATGGCGATAGTCCCTATAGGCTTGCTAAGGATGCTAAGGTAAAGAGGTCTGTTGCTAAGGGTATATTGGAAGTTTGCGATAGGTACAAAAATCAAATTGTAGCATACGGATAATAAACATGGAACAACTTGCTGTGTATTCAAAGAACTTATTTGGTTCGTTTGATGATGCAATAAACGAAGAAGAGAAAACGGTTTCTGGGTTTTTTACAGATGGACTTGTTGATGATCATGGACACATGATTGATGAGTCCGCTATGATGGATGGAATCGCAGAGTACAGGAAATGGGGTAACATACGGGATATGCACGGTGGCCCGGTGGGTATTGCTGTGGATGTCGGTATGAAGGCGTGGAATTATGTTACGGCAAAGATTGTCAAGTCTGATGTGTGGGATTTGATTAGGGAGCACGTGTATAAGGGTTTCAGCGTTGGTCTTATTGTTACTGGTGGTGAACTTGTGCCAATCAGTGAAATACCTGTAGAGAAATTTGCCGGAGTGACGGATGCAATAATGAGTTATATTGAAGAGTTTGGTTATGTATTTAAGATAACTAAACTTGCGCTTGTGGAGATAAGCGTTGTTGACAGGCCAGCGAATCCGAGAGCGGTGTTTGCGGCCTCTAAATCTGGTGGTGTTCACCAGTTGGATGTGTTGCCTAGTGTCTTGCGCGAAGACGGTGTAGCCGCTATTGAGAGTGTGTACGCTGGCGTTCATGGAGATACGGTAAAAATAGATAAAGACAGTGTTTTTGTTGCCAGTACGGAAGCGTCCCTTCGGGAAGGTGACATCAACGGCATTGAGGATGAACAAGGGGGAGAAATGGAAGACAATACCACCGTTGAGGGTGTAGATGTCAACGAGACTGATGAAGTCGTTGTTGAAGATGCGCCTGAAATCGGAACGGAGCCGGTCGAGGTGACCGAAGATGTTGAAGTGCAAAAGACGGTTGAGCAGAACGTTGTTGATGTAGATGCTATTGTGGCGAAGGTTGTTGACGCTATTAGCGAGAGCATTGGTGGCATTAACAAGGAGATTGCTGGACTGACTGGCATTATCAACAAGATTGTCGATTCGTTGGAAAAAGCTGAAGAGGCAGAGGTTGTCGAGGAACCGGAAGTTGTAGAGAGCGTGGAGAAGGAATTGTCGGACGAGGAAATTGAAAAGATCGCAGATGTTGTAATTGAGAAGTCTGCAATTGCGAGGAAGTCTGTTGTTTCGTCTGATGGCGCTGGTGTAGAGGAAAAAGAAGTAGATATTAAGACGATAGACAATAAAAGTCTTGTTAGCTTGATTGCAAGCAGGGCTGTCCGTTAAGGAGGGGTGATAAAAATGGAAGAATTGACTTTGGCGCTAAACACCACGACTGCTAGTGGTCAGGCGCTTCTACCAGAGGATTTGGAACCGGCTATTGTTGAGTATCTTGCTCGACAAATGCCTTTGTTCAACTTTGTTGATCGGGGGCAGGCTGATAGTAAGACTCATGAGTTTACTCGTCGAACTGCTGTTCCTGCTGCTTGGGTTGAGGGTGAAACAACTCCGAGTGCAGTGCAGTCGAGCACTTATGATAGGAAAACTGTTCAGTTGAAGATTCTTCGCACCTGGGGTTCGGTGTCTGGATTCCAGCAACGGCAGAGTCAGAGATTTATGAACGCTTTGTCGAGTGAGATTTCTGGCAGTATTGAGGGTCTTGCTGACTTGTTTGAGTATAGCATGTTGTGGGGCGACGACACGGACGCTTATCAGTTTAGTGGGGTGAATACGTACATCACCGAGGATAAGCCCGCGAACATTTTCGACTTGAACGCTGCTATTACCTTGACTGATCTTGATAATATGATTGATGCTACCGAGGTGTACCGTGGCACCAATCGCGATCCTAAGATTTTCATTGCAAGTCAAAACATGATTAGTCGGTTGAGTGGCCTGCAAACCAAGATTCAGCGTACTGTTCAGCAGATTGAGTATGAGGGTGGATTTAGGCTTGACAGCTATCGTGGTATTCCGCTGTTGCCGTCTAACTTTGTGCAGCCCGCAACAACCACTACGTCCCCGGATGTTACGGCTACCGCGGCTGCTGGTGGAAGTCTTGCTGACGACGAATATTTCTACCGTATCGCATCTGTTACCATGTATGGCGAGCAGTTGATCGGTGGAGAAGATAGTGCAACTACTGCGACGACCAATAACTCGGTTACCTTGTCATGGACCGCTGATGCCAACGCTAAGCTGTACAAGGTTTATCGTGGTACGGTTACCGGTGCAGATAATTTGACATTGCTGGCAACTATTGCCGCTAAGTCCTATGATTCTGCTGGTACGTTGAGCACGAACGTGGCTTCGTGGACAGACGATGGGTCGAATTCGTTGGTTTCTCAGGTTGTTCCGTTGTCCACTGGTGAGGAATGTATATTCCTGGCTAATCTGAATCCCGATCGTGGGATGCAGTTGGTTGGTAACATGAGTCCTATCGGAGACATGATCGATACGTTTGTGACCTATGCTCCTTTGGCGACTACGAAGAGTTCGTTTGACTACATGATCGAGTCATTCGCTGCCTTGAAAGTTCCCTATGCGGAAGTTCATTCTGTTTCTCGTAGGGCGCGGTTGGCATAAGAACTAATTAGCCAACACCTTAGATGGGGCGCATTACATGGTGTGGTGCGCCCCATCTTTGCGAAGAACACTTCTTTTCGCAGATGGGGGTGAATGATGGAGCCGATAAGTATTGGGCTTTCCGTGGTTGTGATGTTGCTATTGGCTTCATTCGTTGTTTGGAATTGGGGTGGACTTCGGATATACAGGAATAGTGATGTAATAAACTTGTATGCTAGGATAAGTATTCTGGAGGAAAAAGTAAAAGAAGCAAGGGCGTATTCCAATAGGCTAGAGTCAGAGATAGAATCACTAAAGAAGATATTGTATGCTTTGACGGAAAAGTCTTTGCAGGCGAATGAAAAAAAAGAAGAAGACGACGATGAATATAAGATTTCGTTTGATACGTTACTTGTGTGTGGATCGGATCAGGAGATATGTAACTCCGACAGAAACGCCCTAATGCGTTCCGGTGTAGAGTTTAGGATGCTAAGGGGGGCAACGGCGCTGGACTTTGATGCGGAAATAAGAAGGCGAAGAAGAGATGGAAGCATGTACAAGAGGGTGCATTTCGCTATGCACAGCAGTCCGGCTGGCTTGATTTTTGACGACAAGCTTGTGGATGGACAATATCTTGCCGACCACCTTGCAGGTGTAGAGCTAGTGTTTTTGGCTGGATGTAAATCAGCTAAAATTGCTGATGACATATCGGGTGTTGTTCCGTATGTTGTTGTTACGTATGACGACGTAAAGAACAATCTTGCATCTGATTTTGTGTATAATTTCTGGAGTGTGATTGCGGATGGAGGAAGTCCGGAGCAGGCATATAGAACGTCTTTGGATCGAACACCGCAGATCGCACAATCTGTAGATATGAGGGTTGGATAAATGGCATGGGAAGCTGTTAGCAAGGCAAATGTAAGCGAAATAGCTGGAATTGCGTCGGCAAGCCTGAATGACTTGTGGTACGATGCTGCTATTGACATTATCGCAGAGAAGGCCAGAAGGTATAATATAGCAAATCCGACGGCTGTGACAGATGTGCTGGACNGAAGTGGGACAGCTAGAATGTGGGTGAGAANGCCACCTATTTCCGCGATANCATCTGTAACGGTTGATGACGTTTTGGTCGCATCGTCAAAATACACATCAGATGGTGCGTATGTTGTTTTGATAGATGATTTTGGAACGAATCCGTATTTGATTGGAGACATATTTCCGAAGGGGACCAAGAATGTTTCTATATCGTATACGAGTGGGGCAACAACTGACAATGCTGCTTCTATGGCGATTGCGTTGATTGTTAAGGAATTTGCCAATATAACTACATCAGAAGGCGCGGAATCGAGATTGCAGTTTTCTGGTGTGGACAGATCATCAGCGCAAGCATTTCGGTATGGAAGAAGCGGTCCGGGAATGGCTTCGAGAATTGAAAAGATTATAGATAAGTTGCTGGGAATAAAGATGAGGGCTAGATAGTGGCTTTTGGAATATCTGCGGCAATAGCAGGCGTTAGGGCAAAGTTCAAGAGGGCGTATAGTGCTTCTGTGAAGGCGGCGCGGTCCATTATTGGACGATTAACGCCAACAACAAGTGGAAGTATTGTAACGATTAGCCAGAAGGGGCTTGAGGATGCTTCTGGGGTAACCGGAGCTTTGTTCAAGATTTCGGTTGATGGTTCTTTGTCAAATGCAGTGGTTGACGCAATAGGTCAATCAGCAGTAGAGAAACTAAAGGATGCTGTTGATCCGATAACGCGAACGGGGACTCTTAGGGACTCTTTTCGATACGAAAACCAGGGAAAAGAAATTGTTGTTTATAGCACTGCGTCATACGCCAAGTCTATAACAAGTGCGTCTTCAATGAGAAAACCACCATCGGCGGAAGAGTTGATGGATTGGATGAAGACAAAGGCGGAGTTTGCTGGTCTTGATCCGAAGGACGCAAGGAGGGTTGCGTTTGCGATAAGAAACTCAATCAAGACGGGGACTGGTTCTGGGCGAACAGGTCGTTCTGACATAAGAAGGTTGAGTCCGTCTGGCGAAAGGGCGTATGACTATGTGTCTGTGGCGGTAGAGCAGTTGTCGAAAGAGATTGGATTACTTGGGCTCGATGTGGTCGGGGAGGTAGTTCGTGGGGCTTAGTTCTGCATTGGATGGCGTGAGGGATTTTATAATCAATAATATATCTGGATTTACATCGAATAATTGTTCTGTAAATGACGAGGATATATTTAGTTACATACAATCAACGGATGGGGCAGCGAAGAAGTGTGTAATTGTTGCGCCAGAATCGTTTTCGGCGGCAGCCTTATCTGAGGTGAGAAGCTCCACTATGTTGTGGGGTATTCTTGTAAATGTGTTTTTTATGATTAGCGACGATGATATTGTGACGCCACTGACGAATGAAATAAGTTTTGTTGATGAATTCATTTTGAAAGTATCGCAGGATTCGCTTTTGGATGGCGCTGTGACAAGGGCGAAGGTTGTTGGCGGCGGACCACTGTTGACATACAAGAGGGCAAATTATTTGTATTATTTGTTTCCGATTGAGTTGACAATAATGGACAATATATCTTAGTTGATTCTGGGGGATTTCATGGAAGAGGAAAAAAGGATTGATGTTGAGGCGGAAGTGATCGACAAGGAAAAGCCAGCCAGGAAGAAGAAGAGGAGTGTTGCTGCGGGGCGCGAAGACAAAGGTGCCAGAACATCTGAACTTGGACTGACCATGTGGACGCCAAAAACGGTAGGTAAGTACAAGTCGATTTATGTTGATGTGAAGCCGTCTGTAGATATTAGTAGTTTTGTTACGGCGTTGGTTAGATCGCTAAAGCCGTTGGGCGTAGTGACTGTAGGAAAGAGTTTTTTGTCGGGTGAACTAGAAGATGACATTGAGAGACAACTAGAGTTTACAGGTGAAAACAGCGATGGAGAAAAGTGTTATAAGAAAGCCTAGAATATTGGTGATTGCTCCTGGGGCAAATTCCAGCACATATGATGTGTTTAGGTATTCCTTGAATGGTCTTAGAGATTACTTGGGTGAAGACGCGGTAGATGGATTTAGCACGCACAACATGATTATGTATCATTACGAAGCGCACAA